CTAACCGGTGATTTCGCTGATATTCAGGTCGGGGATTGCCTCTGACCACACGATATCCGCGTGATCCTTCTGATAGTTTTTTGTCATGCTCTCGCTGGCATGGCCGGCTATCTTCTGCCCATCCTTTCCGGCTTTCTGATACAGGTGCAGCGACAACGCACGCACTTCGTGGAAGCCCGGCATTTCCTCTTCTTTCCACCCCTTGTAGCAACCCGCCGCTTCCCGGGCCTCTTTGAAGGCTCGCGTCAAATATCGTTCTTCGACCTGCGTCCAGTGGTCCTTGGTCTGCGCCTGCTTCTGTTTCAGGCGATCAGGGCGCCGATGGACGAGATAAGGGGAAGCGATATCATCTCGGCACCGGCTGATAACGGCTTGGAGTTCTTCGGTCACCTTGAACCGAATCCAGGCAGCATCGCTGGCCTTGGCCGTCTTCTGCTGTACGACGTACAGATAGCCCTCCCGAACCCCATCAAATCGCATATTCAAGATGTCGGTGCGCCGCTGCGCAGTGATCAGCGCCAGGTCGATGGCGTTCTGCAGCCACGCCGGCGACTTCTCGCGAATGGCCTTCAGGCCCTCGACAGTGTGCCGCTTGCGCTGCTTCTTCTCGATCCGGTTGATGGTGCTTGCCGCCGGGTTGTCCGGACACAGGCCTTTGGCCGCTGCGTGGTTGAAGATGTCGATCAGCAGAGCCCGGCATTGGTTCGCAGTGCGCGGGGTGAGCGCATCCAGCATCTCAGCAATCATGCGGATCGTGATTTGATCCACGGCTTTGCTTTCGAATTGTCTCCGAAAGCGACGGAAGTGGACGGCGTATAGGCCTAGGGTGCCCTTTGCAAGCTCGCGAGGGGGTAGAACATCGCGCTCGTATGTGTCGAGGAAACCCGCGAAGGTGTCGGTTGTATTGCCCAGCACAGCACCGACCAGGTCGGCGCCGCGCATGAACTCCAGATTCAACTGCTTCGCCGCGTCGATTGCTTTGATGCGATCGGTGCCGAACTGGAACCACTTACCGTCGGTAGGCCGCCGGTAGCGATAGCTCGAACGCCGCGAATCGAAGTACAGGTTCTGCGGGAGGTTCTTGTTCGCCTTGTTGCGCGGCCGTGGGACCATCATGCAGCTCCTTTCAGTACCATCGCTACCAGGTCGTTACCATCCGAACGGCTGAACGCTGTCCAGTCAACGTACCAGAGTTTCCCGATCTGCTCGCCTGGCACCTGGCCATTTCGGATGTAGTTTCGAATTGCTTGAGGGCACGGAGGTGTGCCGTTCTCGCCCCAGCGGCGCCGCTGGAACTCACTGATCTTGATCAGCTCTTTTCTCATGGGGTGTGCTCCATGCCGCGCCTGGCGGCAGAAGGTGGGGAGGGGTTAAAAAGATTGCTTGGCCAGTAGCTCGGCTGAGGTCGCAATTGCTCGGCCCACCTTTGCTGCCGGCAAATCACGGCCGGCCAAGGCGTCCATAAGGCAGCCGGAAACCAGATCCAGTGCCGAGACCAGTTCGGAGGTATTGGCGGACGACTCGCGACCCATATCCCAGAACCGCTGCGCCCAGTGACCTTCTGGCGGAGGGCAGCGATCCTGCGCACCGAACGCCAATGTCCCGACAATCGCGTCGCACAGGTCGCGCTTGTAGGCGTTGTCGCCGTCGATGCTCAGGCCCTGGCGGCGCAGCGCGTCGAGGGCGTTGTTCAGGTTCGCCTCCGGCGACGGCAGGACCAGGTCGAAGTCGGACTTGCCAGGGCGGCACACCACCAGAAACATTTGGCAGTCGAGCGGCAGGTGCTGGGCGATATCGGAGATCGCATCGATCGCCACGTCGCGCAGCAAGGATTTTTCATCAGGCATACGAATTCCTCGCCCGCCGTTCACCGGCAGGCTGTAGGTGGATTGGGGTTAGATGAGTTCGGCTGGGATGCTGACGGCCATGCCAATCTTGTCCGCTACGATGGCGCGGCAGATCGCAACCAGCGGATCTTCGGCGGTGAGCCATTCAGTTGGCGCATTCGGGCGGTGCGGATGCGCTACCCATCCACCACGGACTGGGCCGAAGCCGATTTTGGTTTTCTCTATCAGGGGGCCGCACTGGTTCCAGTCGGCGGATGGACGCCACTGGTCGCCATGGTGATATTCGCCGATGTTGGTCCACAGCGTGCCGTCATCCTCATTCATCGAGACTGTGCCTACAGGTGGGCACAGGCCGCCGTCGGGATAAACGAATACCTTGCCGTGCAGAGCAATGGCCACCGCCCAGTCCAGCGCAACCCCTTCAAGCTCTGCCGTCTTCATTTCGATCATGTCACTCATGGCCTCGGCCCCCGATATATCAGGTGGGCCATGTAGAGCAGGGGGAGAATCATGGCGTCACCGGCGCTTCAGGAACTTCGAAAAACCCAAGCTGCCCCTTGTACGGCACAAATGAAATTGGCTCGGCCGAGTCGACAATGAAGCCGTACTTGCCAAAAAACCAAGGCGACTCTGCCTGATCAACGCAATCATAGAGGTGGGCGACGCCAACCAGACCGCCCCTCTTGAGTTCGTCGAACCCTGGTACTTCGACGCCCATTGATCCCGCGAAGTCCTTGGTATCTTCGTACTCATGCTTGGTCATACCCTTTGATGCGTGAATCAGGAAGCGTCCACGGAACTTGGTGGGCCAGTCCCGGTTCTCGATGTGCTTGTGGCCATTGACGATCAGCCAGGCCCAGGGCTGGCGAATTGAAAGTGCTTTCATCGGGCAATTCCTGTCCTTGCCGCTATAGCGGCTGACTTTGAAGGGGGAGGGGTTATAGGGGTGGGCAGCGGTTTGAGCGTTTGCGGAACTCGTGAACCATACCGCGCAGATATGCGAGAGCTTCCTGCAGGTCACCCCGGGTGGAGTCGATATTCTCGAATAGCTCGCCTTCGTCTTCGTCGTCATCACCCTCATCGACTGCCAGCAGAGCCAGTCCGTAGGCCTGGAACTTCGCCAGAACGTCATCGGCTGACTTGGCCATGTACTCGGCGTGCTCGATGGCATAGCGCTCTGGTGATCGGTCGGCGAGCTCCGCCGCTACCGGCGCCGGCTGTACCAAGCGCATTTCGTTGGGCGCCAGGGTCGGGTCGAGGACAACGGGAAAACCGAACGCCGTGGCGGGCCGCTCAGTCCGGCACCAGAAGGCCAACACCTTTTCGCCGTCACCTTTGAATGGGGCAAGCCACTGGCCGTCGACACGCTCGTAAGAGAAGGAAAGGTGAACGGCGCGAGTTCGCTCTTTGCCGTCTTCGAAAACATCGCCTGGCACGCGCAGCATCGACAGCGGGCGCAGCTCCTGGTCCAGTGTTTCAAGTTGCTGGATCAACTGCCGAACTGTCTTCGGCGCACCCCATTCCACCGGCTCAGCCTTGCGCTGGGTCAGCTCATCAATCCGCTGATCCGCTGCGTTCAGGCGCAGCTGCAGGGCGTCACGCTCGGCGGTGAGTCGCGCAACCTTGCCCTCATCGGGATGGGTGTAGAGCAAGAATTCCCCGCCAGTAGCCCGGCATTCATCCAACCATCCAGCGCGGACGAAGGACACAGCGTACTCGCCGTGCCCGCCCCAGAGCTTTTCAGCTTCCAGCTTCATCACCGGCTGCGCATCCGCTTTCGACGGAGCTGGCGCCGAATTGATCATCGCAGCCCAGCACAGCTTCGCGCGGAACGCCGCTTGCTGGCAGCCGCTCATCTCCTGGTATTGCTCCCAGACTTCATCGTCGGTGAAGCACTCGTTTGGCACCGACTCGAAACCGTTGATCAGCATGGTTTCGGTCGGCTCGACCGGCACCAGTTTCCACTGACTGTTCATCCTGCAACCTCCATCGATACCAGATCATGGGCATTCACAACCCGCATGCCGAGCTCCTTCCCGATGTGCACTTCAAGGCTGGCGCCGCGGGAATCCTGCCAGCCGGGCAGGGTGGCCACGGTGTCGCATTCCATCAGGGCCTTGATGTCGCGTCGCATGCATTCGCTCCAGGTGCCTGGGTCTGGATTTAGCTCGGCGGGGTTGATGACGCTGTGCCCGGCGGCGCGCAGGCGGGCAGCCGTGGAATGGAACAGCGGGAAGTTCAGGTCCAGCATGTTGGTCATGGGACCGCTGATGTAGATGCGCTTCATGCTGCCACCGTGTCGTGACCAGGGCAGCCATTACCTGCAAAGTCGAACCCTTCACAGGGCGGCCCGAACGGAAGAACTTCTTTTCCCTGGGCCAGCGCTTCAAGCAGATGATCCTTCGCCTCGTCGGCCGTGCAATCACGGCCACCCTCAAGGCGAAACATTCCTTTGAGTTGGCGTTTGCTGAAGTCCCGAAGCGCACCGCGCACGCTCAAATGAATGTGGAAGGTTCGGCCGTTTGGCCCAAACGGATCTGCCGGTTTGTTTTCTGTGGGCATGGGGCGTCCTATGCCGGGGCATGCCCGGGCGGTGGAGTGGGGGAGTTATGCGGCTTCGGCCTGGCGTTCTGCTGCGCGCCATGGGTCGTTCGCCCTGGCAAGTGCTGCCATCGGCGGTGGGCTGACGCTGTTGCCGCACATGTGGACCTGTTGGGTCTTGGTGAACGGCTTGCCGTCGGCGCCGTGGCTGATGATGTAGTCGGCGGGAAAGCCCTGGGCTTTGTACAGCTCGGAAGGTTTCAGCATGCGCAGGCAGATATCGACGATCACATACGGCGTTCCCTTGACCATCACTGTGACCATCGCCAAGCGATCCTTGGTGGTGATGGTTGGCGTCGGTGCATCGCAGGCGCTGATGTTCTCGGTGCCGTAGTAGCTGATCAGGAAAGCCGCGACGCGAAGGGCGCCGTCTTCATGCTCTGGCGACAGCTTGTAATGCAGCAATGCGTGATGCTCGGCGCCCGCGGTCATGGTCGGCATCGGCTCATCTGCACCCCGGCCCACGCAGTTCCGGCGCAGGGTAGCCAGGCTGGCGCTCACCAACTGTTGCTGGCTGCCGGTGTTGGTCACCGTGGTCAGCGGCTCGTCCATGCCCTTGGCAAACGTGGTGTTGAAGCCACCATTCATCTGGGCCATGAAGACCGTGGATAGCCCCATGGCGTGGGCGGCACCGGCCGGGCGCTGGTAGTTGCCGCCGCTGGTGATGGTCGGAAGTGGCTCGTCGAGTGCCTTACCTGCATCGTTGAAGCGGAACTTCACCAGGTGAGCCGCGGCGATCGCGCGATGGTTCTGCGTCATCAGCGTTCCGGCCGGCTGATCGGCCGTCGTGGGCTTTCCGCTGTATTCAGGTCCACCGGCGCCGACCATCACCGGACTGATCAGCGTGAGCTCGCCACGGTTGGCGCACGTCACAGTAGGCAAAGGCTCCATGGGGTCGTTCACCCTGACGCTGCCCTGATGCGTGGCGGGTGCAATGACCGGGCTCGCTATGGCGAACGAGCCGCCGCGGGGCCAGCTGGTGATCGTTCTCAGTGGCTCGGCGGACGATTGCGCCAGTTCACCAGACCAGTTCGCGATCGGCACAATGAACGGCGCCGGGTTGTCGATAACAAACTTTTTCATGCCCTTGGCAACACGGCGAAGGGTTGCCGGGGCCAGATCCTTCTTGCGGCCGAAGATGCTTTTGCCCAGGTCGCTGAAGTCGATGCAGTCGGCGGCGGTCTTCCACTTCTGCTGGCCCTTTGTCGGGTTCTTCGCGTGAGTTGGCTCCGGCCACACGATTGGCTGTCCGTCGCACCGGGCGATCATGAACAGGCGTTCCCGGCTGGTGGGTGCGCCGAAGTCACAAGCCTTGATCACGCGCCACTCGACGGCATAGCCCAGGCGCTTCAACTCGGCGACGAATACAGCCCAGGTCTGCCCGCGGCGCTTCGGGTCCGGCACCAGGAACTGCTGGTGAACTGGGACCACCTCGCCAGGCTCGGCGATGCCGCCGCCCAGTTTCACGACGCGGCCGGTAACCTTGCAGCGCTTGGCGATCAGCGGCCCCCACTGAAGGATCTGCTTCACGTTTTCCAGGCTGATCACGCGGGGCATCTTCTTGCCGGCCCACTTCAGGCCTATCCACGACAGGTTCCGGATCTCGCGCTTGCGCGGCTGGCCGCCGGCGGCCTGGCTGTGGTGCGTGCAGTCCGGCGACATGTGGAACCAGCCGACGGCCTTGCCGCCGCACTCGGTGTCTGGGTCACCGTCGAAAACGTCCGTGGTGTAGTGCTGTGCGCCTGGGTGGTTCACGGTGTGCATGCTGATCGCTTGCGGGCTGTGGTTCTTCGCCACGTTCACCGTGCGGCCCAGGCCCATTTCCAAGCCCGTGCCGGCGCCGCCGCCACCACAGAAGAAGTCGACAACGATCTCATCGTCCTGAGGGTTGAAGCCGAGTCCGTATTGGGTTTTGAAATCGAAGGGGTGTTTCTTCTGTTGTGCGGACATAGGGGATCCTCGCCGGCTGGCGTGATTCGTAAATTGGGTTGATGATTTGCACTCAGCAAAAACCTGACGGTGACTGCGATGAGCACGAAAACCGATGTGGAAGCGATACGCCTGATCGGCGCTGAGGTTGTCCGCCTGCTGAGCCTTCCTAATGAAGCGCTCGAAGCTGAGGTGCGCCCAGGACTTAAGTTGATCGCTGACCTGGCGAAGTGGCGTGACCTCGCCGGCCTGCCTGCTACTGAGCCGGCTGGCGTGATTCGTTAATGAGTGGGCTCATATGATTTCCCGCAGAACCAAAATCAGAAAATGAAGTCTTCATATTGGTTTGCAGCCATTAATTAAAACGGACAAAAAATCATGAGCCTAATTGACTGCCCTGAATGCTCTGCAAAAATCTCTGATAAAGCCTACTCCTGCCCCCACTGCGGAAATCCTTTTCGCGAGCCGCCATCTGGCCGCTATTTCAGCGAAAAAAACATTGGGCAGATTGCCGGGGTTACCGGCGTCTGGCTAACAGCTCCTTGGCTCGCACGGATGGTGTTTGGAGTCGTCGCTGTGATTGCGATAGCGGCAGTTTTCATAGTTCGCTCAAGCTAGAATCTAAAAATATCTGCGTCCGAGATTGATATGGGGTATTACGGGTGACCGGCATGGAGCCGGACGGCTACGGCGTCTTCGAACTTGATCAGCAGGCTGCGGGTATCGTTGGTGCAGCCGTCTTCTTTGACGCAGTACGTGGCTGGGGTGTGCTCGTAGATCCGCGTGATCACGCCTTGTTTTACCCTGGTGCCAATAGGCAGCGGCGGTTCGGGCTTGAACTCTTCAGCCCACGCTTTAACCGCCAGGCCCTCGGCCCGATCTACGAGATAGTCGACCTCGTCCAGCGCATCCATATCATCACGCGTGGTGTCCCAGGACGCGTACTTATCGAGTTCCTTTGCCAGCTCAAAACCGTCCATGTGGCGACGGTAGTGCTTGGCGATGGTTTCGGCATCGCCGTTGATCTTCTCAGCAACAAGGGTGCAAGCCGCAAGGATCATTACTTTGTCGGCCTTCGGGCGCGGGGGAATGTTGCTCATGGATTGTCTCCAGTCAGGCGCCGCCCTCCGGGATGCCGGATGCAGCGAGTAGGATTGGTTATTCGTCGCCGTCGTCTTCGGCGTTCATTTGCAGCGATTCTGCAAAGCCTGCTTGCCGTAATTTGCGCGCCACGTTTTCAGATACATCTAAAGCGTGGCGCGGAATTGAGAAGTACGCAGCGCACTGGTCGACGCTCAGCGAGTAGGCATGTGCAATCACTCGCTCGATGGCTTTGGCGTCTTTCGTCTCGCCCAGGCCTGATGCGAGCTCGGCCAGCCGGTCGCGCATACCCTGGCGGAAGTAGTGGCGGATCGTTTCAGACTTTCCGGGCTGCCTGGGCGGTGCCGGCGGTATTTCTTGAGGCTTGGCGTTCATCACCAGAAGCTGCACCGCCTCGCTCACTTCCTCGACGCCGTACCAGGCCATCAGTTCGGTGAGCTTCTTTCGCGTTCCCGGCTGTACCGTGTCCGCAATTCCTGCTCGCCCAACTCCTGTCGCCTCTCGGCAAGCTTGGCCGATCGTTCTTTCTGCGCGGCAGCCATGGCCTACCTCTTCTATTCCGCTGGCTGGCAGCTCCAGCCATGTTTGCCTTCGGCGCTGGCGCGCTTGGTTGTTGGCCTGCCTCATTGCTGCCCTGGGAATTTGATCCCGTTCTCGCTGGCGATCAGCTTGGCGCGCTTAAGGTCGGTGTCCATTGCCTTGGCAGCCTCGCCGATGGTTTTCCCGGCCTTGGCCAGGGCCCGCAGTCGCGGGGCATCTTTGTCTCGAGCTGCGCGCAGCTTCTCGCTGCGAGTGCTCTTGATCGGGCCGCCGCAGTCGTTGCTGACACCGCTGGCGATCAATTCCACTTTCTTGCCGGCGCCGAAGAACTGATCCAGCTTCTGGTTAAGGTCCTGGATGATTGCGTCCCGCGGGTTGGGCATTGGCTCGCCGATCATTGATTCGCTCCGTAATAGGCGAAGATTGCGAGGATCACGGACATTCCGACCATCCACCGCAGCATCGATTTTGCGAAGTGCCGGCCAGCTAGGCGAACGGACTCGAAGTAGGTCGCGTTATCCTCGAGCTTCTGGGCGAACTGACAGGCCGTGTCATGGCCGGATCGGGCGCCGCGGGAAGTACCGGTAGCTCGCTCGACAACATCGAAGCTGTTGTTACCGCGCGGCACTACGTTGAAGCGTGGCGGCCTGACTGGCTCGGCCCGGCCAATCTTCTGGTACATCTCCGACGTGGAAAGGGCAACGCGCTCCCGCATCACCTGCAGGAAAGCTAGTTTGTGTCGAATGGTCTGGTTCATGGCTAATCCTCGGTGGTGCAGGTGTAAAAAAAGCCCGATCGAGCCGGGCTTTCGTTTGCGCTACAAACGCCTCCGTATGTGAGCGCCGGGTGCCTTCGTTGGAAGGGCTTGGGGCTGGGCTATTTCATGGCGGTCATCCTTCGTTGTTCGCTCACTGGGCAGGCAGTGGCCACCTATTGAATGGGTGATGCAGGTGGGCGGTTATAGGCCGCAGTTTCGTCCGCATCGGTAGAACACCTTGTCTTGCCCGCAGCCCAAGGTACTCGCCGGTTTCGCAGCCGAAGCTTGTCTATCCACTTAGGTCAAGGTGTTCTCCGATGCGGCCTGGTGCTGGGGAGTACCAGGTGCTCGGGCCCGGGTTTGCACCGGACTTCCACGTCACCATTACTTTTATATGGGGTTCATACGTGTAGTTCGCCCATTTCCGTAGGCTGCCGCCATCCCGCTGCCCACTCATTGAATGGGCAGAAGTGATGCTTAAGCCTTGTCTTTCGGCTTGCCGATCATCAGCACCATCAAGAGCAGCGCGACCAGTACCAGGTCACCGACCATTGAGAGGATGCGGCTTGCCGAGTCGACGAAGACCACGCCGCCAGCGAGCCCGTAGGCAGCCAGCGAGCGCACTTTGTTGCTGAGCCTGCCGAACATGACTACAGGTAGTCTTTGAGGTTGAGGTTCATGATCTTGGCGGCCTTCTCAAGCACCGCCATTTCGGTTGGCTCGATCTCGCCGTCAGCCTCGGCCACGGTGAGCATGAAGTTCAGGACGGTCGCCGCGTCGTCAACGCTGTGGGCCAGGTCCTTCAATTCCTTCTCGGCGTTCTGGCGGATGATGCGCGGGCCGCCGTCGTTGAAGTCGGCCTTAGCGCGGTCGATGGTGTTGCTCAGCTCAGCGCCGAAGCCCTTCAAGGCGGCTGAGTTGTTGATCAGCTTTTCGATCTTTTCCAGCTCTTCCTTCTCGATGTCGCCATCAGCGGAAGCGACGTAGAACACGCCGTAGACCGAAGCCTGCATCAGGTCGCGATTGGTCATCACGGCCAGGGCCTGACGGGCTTCGCCGGATTTCTTGCCAAACATTTTGCCGAACATGGTGATTCCTCTGGGGTGGGGTTACATCCCGCTGCACCCTGTCGCCAAGGTGCAGAAGTGATGCTGCCGCTTAACCGCGAGGCGCGTCTCGCTGGGGGCCGCCGGGGCGCGGGCCGGCTACTTCGGCCGCGGTGATGCCTGGGCCGAGGATCTTGATGCGGCCCTCATCAAACCACTCGGACCTCTGCACCTCATTGATGCCTTGTCGAACGGGAGGCGCCAGGCAGTACTGGTCGCAGCCTGTGAGGTATTGAGCCCGCCCGGTGATGGTCCCGTAGAATCCGGTGATCAGGTCTTCTGCTTTCTGTCCGAGTTCGATCATGATTTTTCCTTTACTGGATGGGTTAGGCGGCTTCAAGGATTTCGGAGCGGCGAGTGATACGTACCTGGGCGATCCGTATCGATGGCGGCCGGCGGTCACGGCGAGCGGGTTCGACTGACTGGACGTTGGCTACGGCATTCATCGTCATCAGAGCTGCCAGGACGAAGCACATCGGAGAGATGATCTGGCGGCGCAACGCTTCAGCCACCAAAGCGGCGCGGCGATTGACGCCGAGCTTGTACATTGCATTGGTGAGGCGTTTCGCAACGGTGGCCGGTGATATGCCGGCCTCCCTGGCAATCTCTTTTGCGGTGAATCCGAGGGCGACCCACAAAAGAAACTGAAGCTCTCGCGGTGCCAGGCCACGACCGAGGTGACCCTTCCATGTGCCGTTTACGATTTCTGAATCCATCGCTGTGACTCCCGGTTGTTTTCCCGATACACCCGGTCGTCCAGGTGCATCAGTGAAAAATTCCGCTGATCCTTTGGCGCTACTGGCGCGGTACAGATCGATTCAAATTGTTCCTCCAGCCGCGACCCTGTCCGCCGGAAAACTGGATTTGGCGCTTTACGCTGCGCGCCCGGGTCAGTTGCCAACCCTCTGAACCGTTGAGGCCGGTTCATCGCTGCCTTCCATCTGGCCGGTTGTTATCCGGCGATGGTCAAAATATAGGGCAGCCTTTATTTTTAGTCAACAGGTATGCCTTTATTTTTGTAGATGAGGTCAGAAAATATGTTTAGCCACGCTGCGCGCTCGACTCGGAGGCACAAAAAAGCCCAGCTCTAGGCTGGGCTTGATCAGCTTCGTAGGACTCTAATTCCTAGAGTCCCCGACTTTTTCTACATCAGAAAACTTGAACAGAAAGTCGGGATCCGTCATTTTCCCTCTCTCCGTCAGGTTCTTGGGTTTGCCGATAGCGCCAGAGAACATCACGACATTGCCTTCCGCCATCTCTGAGATTTTATCGTAGAGGGGAGTGCCATTCTTGATCATCGTCTTGGAATTAGCGTCGGAAATACTGTTGTTCCAGGTACTGAACGTGATGTTATCGACCAAAAGCTTGATTGTAATGAAGGCATCCCCATCGCCGTTGGTCCCAAGCTTTTCGATGGTGCCGTACCAGCCGACAATTTTTCTCGGATCGCCCTTAAGCTTGGCAAGGGCTTCAAGCCGCTTCCTGGCTACAGTCGATTTTTTGAGGTCGTTTGGCGCCTCTTCGTACTGCGCGGAGTAGTTCTGAACCGTCTCGATAAATCCCTTTTGAAAATCGCTGACCGTCACAGTTTTTGTTTCTGCGCTCGACATGCTGCTGGCTGCCAGGAGAAGCAAGAGTCCAACAATTTTCTTCATTATCATCTTCCGTGGTGGTGGCGTGTATTTCGGCCTGGGTACGAGTCACCACAGGGCCGAGGACCAAAAAACCTTCCCCAGAACGACGATCTCTTTCTGGAGCATTTCCTGGACTGTGTATTCTTCATCCGGGTGTTCGTCGCGGTTGAAGCTTCGCATGCGGATGCCGCCGCCGGCCAGGCGATATAGTGTTTTGACCCTCAACTGACCTCCGTGATCGAGAGCGTACATTTTACCGTCAGTTATGGCGGTGCACCCCGTATCGACTCCGACCGTACTACCGTGTGGAAGCACCGGCTCCATGCTATTGCCGGAAACGCTTACGCATACAGCCTCAGATGGCTGCACGCCTTGTCTACGCAAAGTCGCTTTGCCAAAGCGAAGCTTTTGCTTAGGGGCCTGCTGCACAGCAGTAATCCCCGCGCCGGCGGACAGTTCAACCTCCTTGAGAAACGGCACGTAGACCTCGTCGTCATCCAGGGGGGTGTCATCGTCCCAAACGTCCATAGGGCCGAGTAGTACGGCATTTGATTCGATGGGCGAGTCGGTATAGCTAGCTTTTTGCTGGCGATTACCATCGGGCGTTCCCGAGCCATCAGCGAGCCATACAGGGTCGACACCGCATATTTGGGCCAGCTTAATCAGGTGGCCGGACGACCGGGTAAGTCCGCGCTCGATCTCGGAGACGGAAGCCTGTTTTATTCCGGCGCGCTCCGCTAATTCGACCTGGGTCAGGCCTGCGTTTTTGCGCGCGCTCTTCAATCTATCTTTAAGTTCCATACCCGCCAATTTATAGGCCAGCCTTTAGAGTTGCAAAAAGGTATGCCTTTCCATAACATAAAGGCATCCCTTTATCTGGGCGGAAAATTAATGAATACCACTTTCAAAAAGCTCGTAGAGCATTTCGGTTCGCAGTCCGCGACCGCTACCGCCCTAAACGTGAAGCAAGGATCGGTAAGCGGTTGGATCAGGGGGCGTCACGGCTGCTCCGCAGAGGTTGCTCTTCGAGCGGAAATAGTCACCGAAGGGAAGATTCTCGCCCGAGATTTGAGGCCGAGCCTCCCAGATCACGCCGGCTGAAGGTTGAGCCAATTATCCGGGCTTCAGCAAGCAACGTGCAGAGCATTGGATTAGCTGTTGATACATCCAGTACCCAAACAACAGGCACAAAAAAGCCGGTGGCTAGACCGGCTTCTTCAAAAACGTACAACACAGTGGGGCCATTATGAACATCAACACCGCTCCCGGCAATACCCGCCATGTCGCGACACTTTTGGGTCAATCTGAAAAGGTGTCGTGTCACACCATGTCGTCACGCGAGATTGCCGAACTCACCGGCAGCAGTCACGACAACGTCCTGAAAACCATCCGGACTTACGTCGCAAAGGGTGTCGTTTCTTCAAACGACACCCCCTATGTGCACCCACAGAACGGCCAGGTCTACAGGGAATTCTTGCTGACCCAGCGTGACACGCTGGTGGTGGTCTCGGGCTACAGCGTTGAGCTGCGCGCCAGGATCATCGACCGGTGGCAGGAACTGGAAGCCCAGGTCGGGCAATTCCAGATCCCGGCGACCTACGCCGAGGCGCTGCAAGCTGCTGCGGATCAGGCCCGCGACAACCAGTCATTGCGCCTGGTGATCCTGGATCAGGAACCGAAGGTCGCGGCGATCAAGCGCCTTGCCGCTGCCGGCGGCGCGATCTGCATCACCGATACCGCGAAGCAGTTGCAAGTCCAGCCAGCAAAGCTATTCACCTGGCTGGAACAGCACCGTTGGATCTATCGCCGAAAGGGTTCGAAGCGCTGGGTCGCTTATCAGCCTCGCATCACCTCTGGCTACATGGTCCACAAGGTCACCGCGTTGAAGCCAGATCCAGAGACCGGCATTGAGCGCGCCGCGTTCGACCCAATGATCACCCCCAAAGGCCTTGCTTACCTGGCCGAAAAGAATATCGGAGCTTCGCTGTGAGCGTTCAAGCAATGTCATGGGCGCTGTCGTTGCCCGTTCAGACCCTCAAGGATTCCAGCGCCCGCCACGTGCTGCTGTGCCTTGCCAACTATGCAGGCTCCAACGGCGCTGGGGCGTTTCCGTCGGCTTCCACGCTGGCCCAGGACACCGGCCTGTCCGAGCGGACAGTTCGTTACAAGCTGGACGTTTTGGAGGAGTCGGGCCTGATCAAGAAAGGCAACCAGGCCATCGCCGCCGTGCACATTGACCGGCATGACCGCCGCCCAGTGGTTTATGACCTTCAGCTTATGCGGGGTGCAAATCCTGCACCCCGTACAAATCGGGGTGCAGATGACGCAACGGGGTGCAACTCACAACAGAACGGGGTGCAGCCTGAGACAGAACGGGGTGCAGAATCTGCACCCAATACGTCAATTAACCATCAAGTAACCGAACAGCAGCTGCAGCGCGAGATTTCCGATGTGGTTGCCGAGCAGGACGGCCAAGCCCTCAGAGGCACCGATTCCCGTCAACGCTTTTCAATGTTCGCCGAGTGGACCTATGAACCCAAGCAGCTGGAAAGCCAGCTCCACCTGATGGGCCTGAAGTTCGGCGCGGTCAACGATGAAACCATCGGATCGTTCAAAGGTTTTTTCATCGCCAAGAGCGACACCCGCGATTCGGACAGCGGCTGGTGCTACCGCCTGGCGAAGTGGATCAAGCGTGACAGCGCTGTGAAGCGCGGCGAGCCCGCCGACGACATGGATGGTTCTGGCGATTGGACTGCCAAGGGGGTGCGCCTGTGAAAACCCCAACCCACGTCAGCGAGCTGATCGCTACTCGCCGAACTGATGTGACCTACCAGCCGCCAAGCGATCCGGTTGTCGCTGAGGTCGACCCCGCAACGAAGGCCGTGATCGACGACCTTTTCCTGCGACTGCGGGGGGCCTGCGGCGCCTGGCGTCAATCCTGGCCAACCGAGGCGGTGATGAACGCCGCGAAGCTGGAATGGCTGGGCGAGTTCATGCGTTCGGGCATCACCCGAATGGAGCAGATCGACCACGGCATGCGGGTACTGAGTGCCAGCAAGGTCGCATTTGTGCCGGCGCCCGGGGTCTTCGTCAGCTGGTGTTTCGCACCCGAAGGCCTGGGCCTGCCCAGTGTGGAGAAGGCCTACGCGCAGGGCCTGCGCAATTGCCACCCGGCGATGCGCGCCTCGGCGAAGTGGATGCACCCGGCCATTTATCACGCCACGGCCGCCGCCGGATTCCACAGCCTGCCGCTGCTGTCCCGCGAACTGGGTCTAGCCAGCTTCGAGCGGCACTACCTGGCCCAGTGCCGGAAGATCTGGAAAGGCGAGGCTCTGGGACCGATCCCCGCCGCCGAGCTGGCAGGACCCCAAGCAAAGCGAACCCCTGAAGTTGGCAACGAGGCCCTGGCCAAACTGCGCGCGATCCGCGCTGGAGCATCCCAATGAGCGCATTAGATACCCAAGTGGCTGGTGGTCATTACAAATCACTGAAGATCCAGCCGATCGAATACATCCATGCCAACGGCATTCCTTTTGCCGAAGGCAGCGTCATCAAGTACGTGACTCGGTGGCGTGACAAGGGCGGCCTTGCTGATCTGGAGAAGGCGAAGCACTTCCTCGAGCTGCTGATCGAGCTGGAGCAGCGGGCGAGGGGCCAGGAATGAAGGTGACCTCGAAGAAACTCCGGGCCTCGGCCAACGGCCAGGACTGCGCCGTTCGTATGCCTGGCATCTGCAACCACAACCCGGAAACCACCGTCTTGGCGCATCTGCCGTGCGGACAGAAGGGCATGGGCATGAAGGGCTTCGACACAGTCGCGGTCTACGCCTGCAGCGCTTGCCACGATGTCATCGACGGCCGGGTCGCCGGCGACGTTGAGTGGGCGGACATGCCGCGCGCCATTGCCGAAACCCACGAGGCACTGATCAGGGCCGGGATCCTGACCGTAAAGGGTGCCGCATGAAGACGTTCGGATTGAAGCCCAAGCGCGCCAAGCCTATCGACCGCGAGGGGCTGGAGCAGGCTGCGCTGATGAAAGAGATCACGCTGCGCTATCCCGCTGCCGCGAAGCTGATCTACCACGTTCCGAACGGTGGACACCGGCACAAGCTGGTGGCGATCAAGTTGAAAGAGCAGGGCGTGAAGGCCGGCGTTCCTGACCTGGTACTGCCCATGGCCCGTGGCGGGTACTTCGGCTTGTACATCGAGTTCAAGGCCATGCCTCCGTTCGATGCTGCTGTCTCTGCCAGCCAAGACGCCTACATCCAAGCGCTGACCGAGCAGGGCTATCTCGCCATCGTTTGCCGCGGGCACATCGATGCGCTCGAAGCGATCCGGGCTTATTTGCTCCAACCACAAACGAGGGTCGCCGCATGACCACCGCTGTCGTGTCACTCACTGAGCCCGAGATTCGCCGGCAGGCAGCCGACCAGGCGGTCACAACCCTACGGGATCCTCGTCACCCGGGTCTGTACATGCGGTTCGCCCAGGACCGCCAGCGCGGCACCTGGTATCTGGTCCATCGCAAGAAGTGGGAGCGCATCGCCGGCTACCCTGACTTGAATGCCAAGACGCTGCTCGGCGTGCTGCCACAGATCCGCGCCCGACTTGCTGCCGATCCCTCGGCCACCGCCGTTGAAGGAACGTTGAACACCGTGGGCGAGTTGCTGGCGTGGTTCGCGGATCGGCAGTCCCGTGACCGTAGCCTGTCCTCGAAGCGCCGGAAAACCGCTAAGTCCGCCATCAACTGTCACCTGCTCCCGCGCCTGGCGGAGATGCCGGTTGCTTCGGTTACGCGTTCGAGCCTGGACCAGGCCGTAATGTGGCCGCTTCAGGAGGTGCTGAGCCTGTCCTACGTGCGGCTGATGTGGGGCGTGCTGGTGGTGGCGTTCCAGCAGGCCTTCAAGCTGAAGATGATCGCCACCAATCCGATTGCCGGGTTCAAGTTCACGGACTTCACCAAGGCGAAAATCCAGCCCAAGACATCGCGGCTGCGCTCCGTCCAGATTGAATCGATCCTTGGGCAACTGGCCGCCGGGTTCGATCAGGCTCCGACTGGCTGCATGCTGGCGCTGATGATGCTCTGCCATGGCACAAGGGTAGGGGAAACGCGCCAGGCCCGTTGGGCTCACATCACGCTTGGCGAGGCAGGCGAGTGGTTCATGCCTGCCGAGAACACCAAGACCCGCTGTGAACATACCTTGCCCATCACGCCACAGGTTGGGGCACTGCTGAAGCGGTACCGCGACTGGCAGTCGGCACGCGGCTATGCCGGCGCCTATCTGTTCCCCTCTAAGAATGGCCGTGCCATGACCGAGGGCCAGGCCTGCGCAGTGTTCGCCAGCCTGGGCCAGGGCGAGTGGACAAGCCACGACCTTCGGAAAGTGGCCCGCACCGCCTGGACGGATCTCGGCGTGGACTTCCTCATCGGCGAGATGCTGGTGAACCACACACTGAGCCGGAACGTGCAGACCTATATCCACACTTCGGCATCGGTGCTCAAGCGCGAGGCGTTGGAGAAGTGGCACGCATGGTTAGACGGGAATGGATTCACCTCTATTCATGGGTGCATATGCGGTGGAAATGGAAATTCGCAGAACCCCGACGAGGCCTTGAGTGGCGCGGCCTCCAGACAAATCAAGAATCCGTAAAAGGCGAGGTTTTGAAATGATGAAAAAGCAGCATGGCCCCGCCTTAGTGCGCAGTTTGATCCCATTGACCGAGTGCCCGTCATGCGCCGGCAAAGGGACGATCAAGGGCGTCTTTCACGAGCTCGACTGCATCGGCTGTCACTCGTCCGGCTTCGTCCATGCCCAGACGCATGAGCCGCTGCTGATTGAGGACCTGGTGGTTCAGCTCGGTCGGATGGTCCGTCGAGAGCGTCGGAAACTGGCCGGCACCAACCCAACACGCTGCATTGTTGATGAGTACCAGCAGAGCAACAGCCGCGGCGCCGGCCGCTCGACCTACAAAGGGGATTGATCATGGGCATCTATAAAGACGTGATGAGCACGCTCGTTCGGGTGCTGGCGGCCGACAACATCGACAACAGCACCAAGCAGTCCTGGCAAAAGCTGATCGAAGCCGATATCCAGAAGGGCTGCAATGGCAGCTCACTCTCGCCCCGGGATAAATTTGATTACGACTGCTGCCTCTATGCGCTGCTGCACCGGCAGCTCGACCCGGCGCAGTGGGATGTGCTGGTCGCCAAGTACTCGACCCACAAGGCCAACAAGGTCGCTGCCATCGGCCGCTTGGTCGCGCGGATGGTTTCTCCGGCGCCTCAGTTGTTCGTTTACAAGGCTCTTACGGCCTGGGCGATTCCCAAAATGAAGGGCGTTCAGACGGTCAAGCGCTCCACGGATATGATCGTCTTGCCTGGAGAGTTTTACGATATGAACACTTGGGATACTGAGGGCAAACCCGAGTCGACGCGCCGTCGCTGGAGGACTGGCATAGCCAAGCGCCTTGAGTCGCTTGAAGAGGCCGCGGTTGTTCATGCAACAGAGATTTTCGAGAAAGAGGAGATCTTCATTGACGCCGCTTGACGTAGTGGCGGAATGATCATAAATTACGTCCATCCTGTCGTTCTTGCGCATGTTTAGGACTGACCACTGAAGCCCAGCCATATGGCTGGGTTTTTTCATGCTCAATGTTTATCCCTGAGTGGAGTGCCGGTTATTATTGGCTCACGTGCAGGCCACTTGTCTGCCGCCCAGTTACTGGGGACTAATCGGTTCGACTCCGATTGCGCAGCCTGCCTTGATGGCGATCCTGTTCATACTGATGGTCTTTTCGACTGCTTTATCAATATTCATTGGATCGCTGACCGCAACAGCCAAGATTGCGGATAAGGAGTAAGAGATGATTAAAAAACTCGCAGCTGTACTCGCACAAGCAACACTACTATCGATCGCCGCCGCCATGGCGGGATGCGTAGCAAATGGTGAAGTCCCCCCTTTATTTGAGGCTTGACCTCATTAAAAAAGCCCCATGTTTCGGGGCTTTTTCTTTCCTATAGCCCTAGCGAACGCTAGGGCTTTTTTGTTTGAGCTCCCGCGAAGGGAAGAATTGAGATGCCAAAGATGCCAGATAAACCAGACACCTGGGCGATAGCGCTTGCGTGGTTGAGCCAGCATGCGCCCGTCCTTTATGCGGCCGTTCTGTCTTGCGCTATGGCTGTTCTTCGCATCACGTATGGCGGCGGAACGCGGCGGCAAATGCTGGTGGAAGGTGCAATCTGTGGTGGTCTCACTTTGACGATTATCAGCGGCCTGGATTTCTTCGGCTTGCCTCAGAGCATGGCGACCTTTGCCGGTGGTTGGGTGGGCTTTCTGGGGGTAGAGAAGATCCGCAACATCGCTGACCGAGTCACCGACTTTAAACTCCCCAGCCGAAACGGCTAACTAGCATGGTCAGGATCGACGCAAGTACCAACGTGGAAGAGCTTTCCAAAGCTTTTCGCGTATTGGGGAGCAAGCAAGTGCCGTTCGCGTTTGCTCTGATGGCGACGCGCCTGGCTCAGCTGGTGAAGAAGGGCGAGCTCGCGGTAATGAAGTCGCGCTTGGATCATCCAACCCCTACCACCATGAACAGCCTGTACGTGAAGGCCGCCAAGAAGGGCAGGCCAGAGGCGCGCACCTTTTTCAAAGATGCATGGACGTCGGGCGTACCAGCGGACACCTATCTGCAACAGGCAGTTAAGGGCGGCATACGGCCTCATAAGCGCTTTGAAAAGGCGTTGATCGGCAAGGGAATCATGAAGCCCGGCCAGTACGCCATCCCAGCACCATCTGCACTGAATCAATTCGGCAACGTCCCGCGCGGCACGATAATGAAGATCCTGTCGGGCTTGGGCGCGGCCGAGACCGTAAGTGGTGTGCAAGCCAACGCAACGGGCAGTAAGCGCAGTCAGCGAAAGGGCAATGCACAGAAGTATTTCGCGGGCGATGTCGATGGCACCGAAGGTATTTGGGAAAGGAAGAAGACCGCGTTCGGTGATGCCGTTCGACCTGTCTTCATCTTCAGCGACAGCGAGCCTGGGTATCGGGTGATCGTTCCGTTCTACAAGATCGCGGACAACATCGTGCAGGCGAATCGAGAACGTGAATTCGCCAGCGCTATGGACCAGGCACTGTCGACAACCCGTTGATGGGTGGCAGGGGCAGGGGGGGTACCCCCCCTTTGGGTCCTTCCCCGGCCCCCAGCCCATTGCGGGTAATTCGGGCCCCGCCCACCAAATATGTATGACCTTTTTTCAGGGGTTGGTTGTTGTTTAATCATGGCCAAAAACGAAACAACCAAACAGCGCGGGTGGTTGAACAAATCCGAGATGGCGTCGAGCCTCGGGATTTCTCCGCAAGCCTTTGACAAATGGGGAGTTGCGCCTGTCGCGCGCATCGGTCGAGAGGCGTTCTACACCGTGCAGAACGTGGTCGAAAACCGCGTCGAACACTCTCAGCGGAAGCAACAACCTGCGGGGGAGGGAACCGAAGGTGTCGATCCGATGATCGAGTACAAGCTGCTCGAAGAACGTCGAGGTCTCACCGCTGCCCAACGGATCGCCCAGGAGAAGAAGAACCTGGTGCTGGACAAGCAGCTGGTCCCGGTTCCATTCGCCACATTTGCCCTTGCCAAAATCGCCGCACAGATCGGCTCGAAACTGGACACCGTAGGCAAAACAGTGACCCGACGTCACCCGGAGGTTGACCCTCGGATAATCGAGTCGGTGGAGCGGGAGATCGCGCTTGCTCGAAACATTGCCGCCAGCTTTGGCGAGCAACTTCCGGAATTATTAGATGAGTACGTTGAGTCCATGGCTGAATGACCTTCGCAAGTCGATCAAGCTAGGACTCCAGGCGCTTTACAAAGAGCCACCGCAGACGGCAGTCGAATGGGCCGACGCCAACTTCTATATGTCGGCTGAGTCCTCCTACAACGAGGGCAAGTGGACGACCGAGCCGTTTCAGGTTGCGATTCTGAACAGCATGGGCAACGACCTGATCAATGTCGTCAACTTCATCAAGTCTGCGCGGATCGGTTACACCAAGCTGTTGATGGCGAACATCGGTTACAAGATCCAGCACAAACGCCGCAACGTGATGATGTGGAGCCCGACCGACCCGGACGCCGAGGACATCAGCAAGAGTCACGTTAACGGCATGATTCGAGACGTGCCGGTGCTGGGTGACCTGGCCCCCTGGTTCGGGCGCAAGCACAGCGACAACACCCTCGATCAAAAGATATTCGCGAACAGGCGCACCCTCTGGATTCGGGGCGGTAAAGCCTCGCGGAACTACCGTGAGAAATCCGCCGACGAGGTGATTTACGACGAACTCTCCAACTTCGACGAAAGTGTTGAAGGCGAGGGCGCGCCGATCACCCTGGGCGATAAGCGACTGAATGGCGCGATCTACCCGAAGTCGATTCGCGGCTCAACACCGAAGCGTGCCGGGTCCTGCCAAATCACCAAGGCCGTCGAAGAATCGCCCTACCTACTGAAGTTCCACATTAACTGCCCGCACTGCCGGCAGGAACAGACGCTGAAGTGGGGCGGCAAGGATTGTGAGTTCGGCCTGAAGTGGGAGAAGAACGCGCTCGGTGAAGCCGAGAAAGCCTGGTACGTGTGCGAGCACGCTGCTTGCGTCATCTGGCATAACGAGATGGTCGAAGCGTCCAAGACCGGGCGTTGGATCTGCGAGCACACCGGCATCTGGACCCGTGACGGAATGGACTGGTTTGGTGTCGATGATGAAATCATCCGCACCCCGCGTTCGGTCAGCTTCAGCATCTGGGCGATCTACAGCACCTGGAGTACGTGGCTCAGCCTGGCTGAAGAATGGCTGAAGGTGAAAGGCGACGTATCGAAGCTGATCACTTTCATCAACACCACGCGCGGCGAAACGTGGGACGACGACCAGGGCGAGAAGCTCGACTCCGAGGTTTTGTACGGTCGCCGGGAAGTTTATCCGCAAGTCCCAGCCCTTGGCCTGGTGCTAGTGGGCGGCATAGACACTCAGGACGACCGCTTCGAGGGCCGTGTCTGGGCGTTCGGTCCAGGGGAGGAAGCATGGTTGGTTCATCGCTTCATTCTGATGGGCGACCCAGCCAGCGAGGAGCTTCGCCGCAAGGTGGGGCTTGAGTTGCACCGGCAGTTCACTCGTGTGGACGGCACCATCATGAAGGTGGAGCGCTGGACATGGGACGCCGGTGGCCACTATGCGGACGAGGTCTACGCCGAGAGCCGCAAGCATGGCGTGCACTGGGTCATTCCGATCCGGGGCGCGACCATATACGGCAAGCCGATCGCGAACTTCCCGCGCACTAAGAACAAGGTGCACAAGGTTTTCCTCACCGAGGTCGGCACCGACAACGCCAAAGAGCTGCTCTACAGCCGGATGGGGCTCCCCGTCGATACGGCTGCATCCCAGGCGGGCGTGTCTCAGCCCGGGGTGGTTCACCTTCCGGCCAACGACGCCGTCTGCGACGAATCGGAGGTAAAGCAGCTCACCTCCGAAAAGAAAAAAGCAGCCATATCCAAAGGCAAGCGTGTGATGCGCTGGGACAGCGGTGGGCGCCGAAACGAGGCGCTCGACTGTTTCGTATACGCGCTCGCCGCTCTGCGCATTTGCCAACAGCGCTTCGGTCTCGACTTGGACCTGCTTGTAGCAGCCGTCGCAGGCGGGAACGAACCGGACGCTGAAGAACGGCCGCGGAAAAAATCCACTCACTGGAACAAAAACTGATGGCCTACACGATCGAGCAATACAACGCCCTGCAGGCGGCAATCGCTGAAGGGGCGTTGTCGGTCCGCTATGCCGACAAAAGCGTCACCTATCGATCACTCGACGAGATGATGCGGATCCTCAAATTGATGGCCACCGACCTTGGGCTGAACGCCTGTAACGATGACGGCCGGCGCTTCACCTCATTCTCCAAAGGATACTGCCCATGAGCATGCTCGACAGCTTGTTCCCTGGGTATGCGGCAAAACGCTCCGAGATGCGGTTGAAGAAAGCGCGCACCGACATGGCGCTCAAGATGATTGAGCGCCGGTTTGAGGGCGCAGCTGGCGGGCGCCGCAATGATGGATGGCGCGCTACCGGTGCCGATGCGAACGTTGAAAACGCTCCGGCCCTGGCCAAGCTCCGCAACCGGGCGAGGGACCAGCGGCGTAACAATCCGTTCGGCGAGCGTGGGATTACCGGGATCGCTGATAACGCCGTTGGCGCTGGTATCGTGCCGTTGCCTTTGGCAAAGCGGGACCGTGATGGCTTGCGGCTTATGGACCTTTGGAAAGCCTGGGCCGAGACGACTGTTTGTGACGCTGATGGGCTGGATAATTTCTACGGCCTGCAGCACATGATCATGGAAGCGGTAGCCGAAAGCGGCGAGTGCCTGGTGCGTCGTCGCCGTCGCTTCAGTTCCGATGGACTGCCAGTTCCTGTACAGCTCCAGGTGCTGGAGGCAGATTTCTTGGATGAGTCGAAGGCTGAGATTGTCGGGCTTAACCGCATCATTCAGGGCGTCGAGTTTGATGCCCTCGGTCGGCGTGTTGCGTATTGGCTGTTCGATGAGCACCCAGGCGCCAACGCGGTCTGGGGTTCGCTGCAATCGCGCCGGGTCCCTGCAGAAGATGTGATTCACGTTTTCCTGCGCAAGCGGCCTGGCCAAGCCCGTGGTTATAGCTGGCTCGCACCTGTAATCCAGCGCATGCGCAACTTCGACGAGATGGAAGACGCGGTGATGGAGCAGGCGAAGATCGCCTCCTGCTTCGCAGCATTTGTCACAAAGGATGAAAACTCGGGTGGCGCTGGCGCAAAGAAACCACCACTCATTGATCGGGTAGAGCCGGGCATCGTCCAGGAGCTGGGCTTTGGCGAAAGCGTCAGCTTCGGCACCCCTCCGACATTCAATGGGTACACGGCGTATTCGTGGCAACAGCTACACGCCATGGCTGTCGGCCTGGGCGTCCCGTACGAGCTGCTCACTGGCGACCTGAAGGGCGTCAACTTTTCCAGCGGGCGAATGGGCTGGTTGAACTTCGCCCGGAGGGTCGATGTTTGGCAGTGGCGGATGCTGATTCCGCAACTTTGCGACCAGGTGTGGCGCTGGTTTATGGAGGCTCAGGTACTCCTGCCCGGCGGTGTCACCGACGATGTGAAGGCCTATTGGGTACCGCCTCGTCGCGACATGGTCGACCCGAAAGCCGAAACAGAAAACGTCATCACCCGCGTGCGCAACGGCCTGACCACCTGGCCCGACGCCTTGCGCGAACTCGGCATTACAGACCCGAAACGCCACGCCGAGCAAATCAAGAAAGCAAACGAAATGATCGACGAGTTCGGGTTGGTGCTGGATTGCGATCCGCGCCGAGTTGCGGCCGCCGGTTCCCCGAGCCAGCCACAAACCACAGAAGAGAAACCAGACGATGCCGACTCCGAACCAGGTGATGACGCGAAAGACACATGAGACGCCGGCGTTCAGCATTCGTGCAGCCGTCCGCCCTGGATCAGTCGACATTGATGCGCGGACCGTCGAGCTGACCTGGACGACTGGCGCCAAAGGCCGGCGCTGGTCCTGGGACGTTGGCAGCTACATGGAAGAGCTTGACGTCAGCGACGGCGCTGTGCGCCTCGATCGGCTTAACAATGGCGCGCCGCTGCTCGATACCCACAACCAGTACCAGCTGAGCGCGGTGCTGGCGGTTGTCGAGCGCGCCTGGCTTGAGGGTGGCGAAGGCCACGCCCTGGTCCGGTTCAGCAAGCGTGAAGATGCTGACGTGGTCTTCAAGGATGTTGTGGACGGCATCCTTCGGAATATCAGCGTCGGCTACGCCGTACACCGTTACGAGGTGGTCGAGGAAGAAGACGACAAGCTACCTACTTACCGCGCAGTCGATTGGGAACCGCTCGAACTCTCTCTCGTGCCGATCGGGTTCGACGACGGCGCCAAGGTGCGCAGCGCCAAAACCCCAGCCGAGTACGAAGGCCAGCGATTCAACACAATTTTTGAAGTTCGATCGGCTATAGAGCCGATCGTAGAACCGGCCGCCGTGCCTACGACCCAAGAGGAAGATGCAATGACTGAAGAAGAGAAGCGCGCGGCCGAGGAAAAGCTTCGCCGTGAAGCCGCTGAGGCTGAACGCCTGCGTAGCCTGACCATTCGCAGCATGGCTCGCAAAGCCAATCTGGGCGATGAGGAATTCGTCGAGGACCTGATTGCCCGCGCCGTCCCCGTTTCCGAAGCCAGTGCCGCTATCATCGACAAGCTCGCTGAGCGCCAGGCTAAAGATCAGCCAAACACTCGTAACAGCCAATCAACCGTCACCGGTGGTCAGGATATCTCGGTGCTGATTGCGAAGCGCGATGCCATGCAGAACGCTTTGCTGAATCGCTGCAATCCGGCAATTGCGCTGGTCGACGCGGCTCGTGAGTTCCGCGGCATGCGCCTGCTGGATTTGGCCCGCGAGTCCATCGAAACTGTGGGCGGCAGCACTCGAGGCATGATGCCCCAAGAGATCGCGCGTGCTGCCCTTGGTTGTGATCGTCAGGCATTTCGCGCAGCTGGCATGAACACCACCAGCGACTTCCCGCTCCTGCTCGGCGGTGCGGTGAACCGTACCCTTCGTGATTCGTACGCCCAAGCGCCGCAGACCTGGCGCCCATTGGGCCAGCAAACCACCGTGCCAGATTTCCGCACTACCACCCGCGTCGCGCTGGGCGACATCTCAGCCCTTGAGGAGGTGAAGGAGCACGGCGAATACAAGTACGGCAAGCTGGAGGAAGAGGGGGCGCCGATCCGAGTGACGAAGTTCGGCAAGATCATCGCCATCACCTGGGAGTCGATCATTAACGACGACCTGGGGGCACTGACCCGCATCCCCCGTGCCTATGGCCTAGCTGCAGCGCAGACTGAGTCTAACCTGGTGTGGAACCTGCTGCTGAGCAACCCGAACTTCGTCGATGGCAAGGCGATCTTTGTCGCCGACCACGGCAACGTGGCCGGCGCTGGCGGCGCAATCAACACCGCCACTCTTGGTGCGGCGCGCGCCGCCATGCGCAAGCAACAGTCCAAGGCCGGCGCCTTCCTCAACGTGGAGCCGCGCTACCTGGTAGTAGGTCCGGACAAGGAGCTGGAGGCCTTCCAGTTCACCAGTTCCAACTACGTGCCGGCGAAGAACGCCGACATCAACGACAGTCGCAACACTTCGCTGATCGTTATTGTCGATGCCCGTATCACTGGGAACCAGTGGTATCTGTACACCGAGCCTGGTCTGGTCGACACCTTCGAATATGCCTATCTGGAGGGTGAGCAGGGCGTATTCACCGAAACCCGCGAAGGATTCGAGGTGGACGGCGTGGAGTTCAAGGCGCGCCTTGTTTTCGGCGCGGCCTGGATCGACTACCGCGGCGCGTACAAAAACGCAGGCGCGTAATCAGCCTGTTCGACCAGAACCCAAAAGGGCGCCGCATGGCGCCCTTTGTGTTTTCCAGTTCCAGTCTCTGAAGGGGACCTTGCATGAAGACTTTCATCCAACACGGCGACTGCCTGACTGTCCCGGCTCCTGCCGGTGGCACCGTTTCGGGCGAACTCTACAAAGTCGGTTCGATCATCGGCGTTGCCGCCACCACCGAAGTTGCTGGCGCCCCGGTAGTTCTCAAGCTCTCCGGCGTGTTCGGGCTGACGAAAATCAGTGCGCAAGCCTGGGCGGTTGGTGAGTTGATTTACATGAACACCACCAGTCGCGCCCTGACCAACGTCTCTGCCACAGGCCTGGTGTTGGTCGGCGTGGCCACCGAGGTGGCTGCCAACCCATCCGCCACCGGTGCCTGCCGACTCAACGGCGTGTCCGCGCCAGCAGCGGTGGCGTAAATGAGTTGGGCCTCAATGGCCCAACGCATGCTCGGCGTATCGATTCGCACCTTCAGCGAGCCCACGGCGTCCATCGATCCTGATGGCGCCGTGTACTGGCTTACGGACGGAATCGAGCCGGGCTTGCCGCTGGCCCAGGCAGTGTTCGATACCGCTCATGTATCTGTTGATCCTGAGACGGGTGCTCCGGTATCGACCAACAACCCCATCCTCGGAGTTCGATTGATTGACCTGCCGAACGAGCCCACGAACCGAGACCGCGTCAAGGCACGGGGCGTTCTGTACAAGATCCACGACGTCCAATCCGACGGTGTGGCCGGTGTGACGCTGTTTCTTCGCAAGGCATGACTATGGCTCATCCACGAGAACTCATCCGGAAGGCCGCCGTTGCAGCGCTCTTGGGCGCCACAAATGCGGGAGCGAGTGTGTATGCCAGCCGGGTTGCGCCGCTCATTTCCAACGGCTGGCAGAGCGAACTGCCAGCCATCATCGTTTATACGATGGACGATGCCGGCGAAATATTTAACCAGGCCCCTCGGGAGTACCGGCGCCGGGTAGAGCTGGTAGTGGAGATTCACGCCGAAGGAAACGAGGCGCTGGATGACACGCTGGATACACTGGCCCGGCAGGTGGAGCGGTTGCTGCTCAGGGATGACACCCTGGGCGATACCGCGAACGACCTGAGATACGTGCGCTCGCGCATGGTGCTCCTTGACCAATCGGAACACCTGACCGGTGCCTGCCGCCTGATCTTCGAGGCCGAGTACTTCGATCGTCACCCTGACGATGACTTCAATGATTCGCTTCCCAACTTCAACACGCTGAACACCGAGTACAGCCTGGGCAACGCTCAGCCGGACCCGGCCGACCGCGCGAAAACCATCATCGAGGACCTGAACCCATGACCACGCGTGTGCTCGTGAAACCGGCCGAGGGCCGCCTGGTGCGACACCCAGACACCTACGAACAGGTTAAGCCGGAAGGCATGCCTGTTGAACTCAATAGCTACTGGCTGCGCAAGCAAAAAGCCGGTGACGTCGTGATCAAAGAGGCCTCTGTACCGGCCGAAACCAAGGGTGAAAAACAATGACCATTGGAATGGATACGATCCCTGGCGCGGGTACTCTTCGCAAGCCGGGCGTGTACAGCGAAATCGACAACAGCAAAGCGGTACGGGGGCCACAGCCTGTCACGTATCGCCGCCTGTTGATTGGGCAAAAGCTGGCTGCTGGGCTCGCCGCTGCCGACACTTTGATTCGCATCACCAGCGCCGCGCAGGCCGACATTCAGTTCGGCAAGGGCTCGATGCTTGCCGGCATGGTGCGTGCCGTCTTCGCGATCGATACCTATACCGAGCTGCAGGTGTTGCCGGTGGCGGACAGTGGCGCCGGCGTGGCGGCCGCCGCCACCCTGGCATTCACTGGCCCTGCAACTGCTTCCGGCACCATTGAGCTGATGATTGCCGGCCGCCGCGTGTCGGTGGGTGTGATCAGTGGCGATACCGCGACGGCCATTGCCACGGCGGTCGTGGCGGCGGTCACCGCGGCAGATGACATGCCGGTCACAGCCAGCGCTACTACCGGAACCGTCACGCTGACCAGTCGCCACAAGGGCGAGCCGGGGAACACCCTCAACGCTCGTGTGAATTACTACACCGGCCAGGTCCTGCCTGCTGGCGTCGCAGTAACCATCAGCGCGTTCACTGGTGGTTCCGGTAATCCGGATCTGGGTGCGGCGCTCGCCGCTTTGGGCGATGAATGGTTCCAGGTTTGGGGGCTGGCGTACTCGGACGCCGCGACTTTGGCCACTGTGAAAACAGAGCTCAACAGCCGGTTTGCCTGGGATCGTGAAATTGAAGCGCACGCGTTCACGGCGGCCCGTGGTAGCCAGGGATCGCTCGGCGCTCTGGGCGACAGCCACAACAACCCGCACCTAGTCATCATGATGGCCAATGATGAGCCGATGCCAGCGTATGAGAAAGCGGCCGAAACCATGGCCATTGCAGCGCTCTATGCGTCCATCGATCCGGCCCGGCCTGTTCAGAATCTGCAATACGCGTGGTGCCTGGCTCCCGCGGCGGCGGACAAGCTCACCAATCAGGAGCGCAATCTGCTGCTGTTCGATGGCATTGCCACCAGCAAGGTCAACAACGACGGCACGATGGTTGTTGAGCGCCTGATCACCACCTACAAAACCAACACAGCCGGCGGGGCTGATATCAGCTACCTGGACAGCGAAACACTGTTCACCCTGATGTACATCCGGCACGACTGGCGTGACTACATCTTGCGCAAGTACCCGCGGCACAAACTCGCGAACGATGGTACCCGCTACGGCGCAGGCCAGCCTGTGGTCACGCCTGTTGTGATGAAGGCCGAGGCCATCGCCAAGTTCCGCGAGTGGGAGCGCCTGGGGCTGGTAGAGAACATGGCGGATTTCAAAGCGAACTTGATCGCCGAGCGCAACGAGAGCGATCCGAACCGCGTGGATCTTCTGTTGCCGCCTGATCTGGTCAATCAACTGCGCATCGTCGCCAACAAAATTCAGTTCCGCCTGTAAGGGCGGCCGCCAGGAGATAGAGCATGGCAGGCAAAAACCGCATCGGTGGAACCATCGCACTGAAGGTGAACGGTGACATTTACTTCGCCAAGGGCAACTTCACCTACAACATCGGCAAGCCCAAGCGCGAAGGCGTGGTCGGCGCCGATGTTGTGCACGGCTACAAAGAGACTCCACAGATTCCGTTCGTTGAGGGTGAAATCACCGATCGCAACGAGCTGAGCCTGGAGGACCTGGTGACGCTGGACGACGCCACGATCACGCTGGAGCTCGCCAACGGCAAGGTCATCACCCTGAGTGAAGCCTGGTACGCCGGCGAGGGCACCGGCAACACCGAAGAAGGCAACATCGCTTGCCGCTTTGAAGGCATGTCTGCCGAGGAAGTGAAGTAATGGCAAAGGAAAAAACGATCCAGTTGGCCGAGCCAGTCTCGTTCGGCAAGGACACGTTCAGCGAGCTGACCGTGACCCGCAAGCTGAAATATCTGCGCGGTCACGCTTTGCGCGTAACTTCGGACGGCAAGGGGAGCGGCGGTGTCGATATCGACTTCGCCACGCTGATCGACCTGGGCGCCAAGATGGTCGGCCATCCACCAGCCCTGATCGAAGAGCTGAGCGAAGACGACCAGGCTTCCGTTATTCAGGAAGCACGCGATTTTTTGCTGAAGCACCTCGGGGGTGGCAGTCAGGAGTGACTGTCGTCGTCAAGGTCATGAGCGTTCAGCCGTCGGAGGTTATGGACATGGATTTCGACGAGCTGAACTGGTGGCTTGAGCGCACCGAGGAATGGGTTGAATGGCAGACAAAGGATACTCCCTAAACGTCATCATCAAGGCGGTAGACCGCGTCACGGCTCCGTTGCGCGGCATCTTCGGCAAAGTCAAATCCGCGAGCGCCGGCATCACTGGGGCGCTTGATCGGACTGGACTTCCAGTCTTCACCAATAGCCTGAAGGGGGTGGGTGGGGCCGTTGCGGGCGTCGGCAATGCGGTTGCTTCCAGTGCAAAACGGTTGCTTGCATTGGGCGCCACGCTGGGCGTCACAGGTGCTGCGCTGAACAGCTTTTTCCAGGGTTTTGCGGATGCGACAGGAGCGATCGGCGATACGGCAGAGCGAACCGGTATCAGCCGTGAACGATTCCAAGAGCTGGGCTTTGCAGCGAAGCTGACCGGCTCGTCCGCTGAGACACTCGGCGGCGCCTTGCAGAAGATGCAAATCAACGTTGGCGCAGCAACGGCTGGCTCGAAAGAACTCAAAGAGATGTTCAAAGGGCTGGGCATCAACATCAAGGATGCGTCGGGGAAACTCAAAAGCTCGGACGCGCTGTTTGACACCTTTGTCGACCGCATTTCGAAAATCAAAGACCCATCGCTGCAGGCTCAGGCAGCAGTGAAAATCTTCGGAAAAAGCGCCACAGAGCTGTTACCGCTGATCCGTGGCGGTAGCGCCGGGCTCAAGGAGATGTCCGACCAGGCCCGTCGTCTCGGGCTGGTGATCTCCGACGATGCGGTGCGTGAAGGCGAGGCGTTCGGCGATACCCTGGATACGATCCACGCGGCGCTCAGCGGTGTCGGCAATACCATCGGTAGCGCTTTGGTCCCCCAACTGAACAAGCTGGGCAACCGACTTATCGAGACGATTGTGAAGTACCGGCCTCAGATCGAGGCATTTGCCACTTCTTTTGCTGAGAATCTGCCCGGGAATATTGAGCGGGTGACAGGCTTTCTCGGCGACCTGTACGACGGCGTTCAGCCGGTGATCCAGGCATTCAGCTCGCTGTCGGAAACATTCGGCGCTGCGAACCTGATTTTTACAGCGCTGGGCTTATACATCGGCGGTGGTTTCCTGATGGCTGTCCTGAATCTTGCGGTCGCGTTGAAAGGCCTGGGGCTGGCGATTGCTCTGACCCCAGTCGGATGGTTCCTTGCGGCGGTTGTGGCGATCGGTGCAGCAGCGTTCGTCATCTACAAGAACTGGGACCAGATTGTTTCGTTTTTCGAGGAGAAGTGGGCGGGGGTTAAAGCGGCTTTCAGCGACGGGATCATCAACGGAATAGTGAAGGTGTGGACCGAGTACAACCCGATCACATTGATGATGGAGGGCTTCAACGGACTGATCAAATACCTGACCGGCTGGGACCTTGGCGCCATCCTCGGGGCAAAAATCAATGAAGCGGTTTCGGCCATCAGGGACGGCCTCCCGGACTGGGCAAAGGAGTTGCTAGGGATCGAAGGTGCAAGCGTTACCGTCGGGCAGACTGGTACGCCGGAGGGCAGCGCCGCTGGATCGGAGGACGCCTTCTCGCAGCAGGGAACTGCTGCAAGCAATACAGATCTCGGTCGTCGTGCTGCGCAAATCGGCCAGAACGCCGCTCAGCAGTTAGCCCAGCCGCCTCAAGCGGTCCGGGTCCAGGTCGACCTGAACAATGTGCCGGCGGGCTCCAAGGTGAAAACCGAAGGCAGCCAAGGCGCGACCTTCGACACCGACATCGGTTATTCGATGATGGCCCCATAACCGGAGCTCCCCATGGCTTGGCGAGACAACTACCGCGCCGCGACTTTTCGCGGCGTGGGCTTTTTCGTGGCTACGGCAGACAGCAGTCACGGCCGTCGCCAGGCGGTGCATGAAACAGCGCAGCGTGACGTTCCTTTCGCCGAAGACCTCGGACGCAAGTCGCGGGAATTTGGGATAACGGGGTACCTGCTGGGCAAGGAATACGACGTCGCCCGGGAAGAACTGATCAGGGCGTGCGAGCAGGCCGGGCCAGGTGTGCTGGTTCACCCTTATCGTGGCGAACTGACGGTGGTGTGCCGTGGGCTGACAGTTAGCGAGACCACAGAAGAGGGGGGCAAATGCGCCCTCTGGATGACGTTCCTCGAAGCTGGCGAGGCGTCGTACCCATCTGCGAAGGTCGATAGTGTCAACGCCATCAGTGAGAGGGCTGGAGCTGTCACCGAAGCTGGCAAGCAGAGTTTTGTTGCTGACTTTCTAACCAAGGGGTTTCCGTCCTTTGTCGCGGATGCGGCAACGTCGCAGATCCAGGGGCTGAGCGACTTCCTCAGCTCGCCCGAGTTTATCGTTTCGGGCGATATCCAGGCGGTCTCCGACTATTACGACCAGGTCAAAGGCATCGGATCGGATGCGTTCGGCTTGATCCAAACGCCATTTGATTTAGCTGACCGATTAATCAGCGCTATAGGCAGTATCCGATCAGCTTTCGGCGGTCGCGCTTTCGGAATGTTGATGGGGTTGTACAACCAATACTTTTCGAGCGACGACAGCATTACCAGCAATAGGTCCCCCAGCCGGCAACAGGTTGTGAAGAACACCAGGGCAGTTGCAGGTCTTGTCCGTCAGGCTGCCATCTCACAGGCGGCGGTGGCAGCAGTCGTCACGCAGACGACAGAAGATGTTTCAAACGGCGGCACAAAAACAACCTCGTCGCCGACGAAGTACGACAGTTACGAGGCTGCGATTGCAGTGCGGAGCGAGCTTGCCGACCTGCTGGATGACGAAAGTGAGACCACTGACAGCGATCTGATCTACGTGGCGGTCACGGATCTCAGGACCGCTGTGGTTCAGGCCGTTCCTGACCCAGAGCAGGACCTCCCACGCCTGGCAAGGTTCGCCCCGAGGCAAACGCTTCCCTCTCTTGTTGTCGCATACCAGCTTTACGGTGATGCAGGTAGAGCGGAAGACATCGTCGCGCGCAACGATCCGCGGCGCCCAGGTTTTTTGATCGGCGGCCAACAGCTTGAGGTTCTTGCAAATGGATGACCTCGAACTGCTCGTCAACGGGATGAAGTACTCGGGCTGGACACAGATCGGTGTGACCCGGGCGGTGGACGCTTCCTCCGGTGCATTCACCGTCACGCTGACAGAGCGCTGGGAAGGGCAGAACGGCATGGCCGCACAGGAGGCGCCGTGGCCGATTCTTCCCGGTGACCGTTGCGAGGTACGCCTGGGTGGCGTCCCTATGGTCATCGGGTATGTAGACATCTTCAAACCCTCGTTCAGCGCAAATGACCACACCATAAATATTCAAGGTCGTGACCGAACTGCGGATCTGATCGATTGCAGTGCCGTCCACACCCCTGACGAGTGGAAAAACATTGATCTGTTGCGCCTCGCCCAAATTTTGGCGAAGCCGTTTGGCGTCGGCGTTTCTGCTGACGTGCCGGTAGGCGAGGCCTTCGCGGTGTGCAAGCTGCAACAGGGGGAAACCGCTTTCGAGGCGATCGAGCGGTACGCCAGGCAGCGCCGGTTGTTGCTCATGCCTGACGGCGCTGGCGGCCTGTTGATAACCCGCGCCGGCAATAGACGCGCTTCAGTCGGCCTGGTCCAGGGAGAAAACATCCTGAGTGCGTCCGGCACCATCGACCACAGCCAGCGCTTCAACAGCTACTTGGTGAAAGGCCAAGCTGCTTACAACCCGGACAGCGATGGTGGAACAGAGGCGCACATCGAGGGCGGCGCCAGTGATAGCGGTGTCAGGAGATACCGTCCGCTACTGGTGGTTGCGGAGTCTGGAGGCTCGAGCGGAAGCGCCCAGGAGCGCGCGACTTGGGAAGCGAACAGCCGGCTTGGAAAGTCTGCCTCTGCCTCTATCACCGTCCAAGGCTGGCGCCAAAGCTCAGGCGGCCCGCTTTGGGAGCCAGGCATGCTGGTTCAGGTTAAGTCGCCGTGGTTGCGCATGGATGGGCAAATGATTATCCGCCAAGCCACCTACGAGCGCGGTGAGGGCGGCACCACCACAAAGCTCGACATCGTCAGTCCGCAAGCTTTCTCCCCTGAGCCCCCTGATTCCAAAAAGGAGAAGAAGGGCAAGAAAGGTGGGCGAAACATCTGGGCGGAAGCCATAGGAGAGGAGGAAAAAAAGGATGGGTAATCCTATTCGCGATCTTGGCAACCGCGTGATGATGATGTTTGGCCGGGGAGTGCTGCGTGGTGTCAACGACTCGAACGGCCGCCAGCAGCTGCAGGTTGAGCTGCTGAAGAACGAGCTCCGCGACGGAGTCGAGCACATGCAGAATTACGGCTTCACGAGCCACCCCACAGGCGGTGATGTAGCGGTGGCGTTCATTGGTGGCAACCGGGAGCAGGGCATTGTGCTGGTGGTTGATGACCGCCGGTACCGTATCCCTTTGCAGGCCGGGGAGGTGGCCATCTACGACGACCAGGGCAACAAGGTCGAATTGCTACGCGAGATGATCAAGGTCACGGCGGTGCAGCACGTCGAAGTAGTCGCGCCGACAATCAAGCTGGTTGGCAATCTGGACGTTTTAGGCAACATCACCAGCACCGGCACCGTCACCAACAACGGGAAAAACATCGGCAGTACCCACCAACACGGTGGCGTCACCATTGGTGGCAGCAATTCGGGAGCGCCAATCTAATGGCCGATGCAGCAATGGTAATGACTGAGTTCGGCGGCGACCTGGTGCTTTTTGGATTCGACCTTGAGCGCGATGACGGGCTGGAGACTGCCGTCATCATCAGCCTCTTTACTGATCGACGCGCCAGTGCAGAACAGATCCCCGCCGAGTACGAGCAGGATGATTTACGGGGGTACTGGGGAGACCTGGCCAACGCATCAGCCATGGATCAGACGGGATCGCTTCTTTGGCTGCTGGCCCGGGAGAAACAACTACCCCAGACCCTCAGCCGTGCGGAGCAATACTGCAGGGAAGCCCTGGCCTGGCTGGTTGACGATCTGGTCGCAACAAAAATTGAGGTTGAGGCCTCCTACTATTCGCTCGGCACGATGCTGCTGGCCATAGACATTTTTCGTCCGACTGGCCCTGTTGTCCGCTACCGGTATAACTATGAGTGGTCGGCTCAGGCCGGCAAGAGGGCTGCCTGATGCCGTTCGCAAGACCAACACTGAATGAACTCATCGACCGAGTTACCACAGACATCAGCGGCCGTGTGACGGGCGTCGAAAGTGCGGTTCTCCGGCGGTCCCTTCTCGGAATCCTCGCCCGTTCGGAGGCCGGTGCGGTCCACATGCTGTATGGCTTCCTGGAATGGGCTGCCAGGCAGGCGATCATCGATACTGCGGAAAAAGAGTATCTGGAGCGCTGGGCGGCGATCTGGAAGATATTCCGGAAACCTGCTGATTACGCCTCGGGTATTGTCCGGCTGAGCGGAATAGTGGGTGCGACCGTTCCGGCAGGAACGATCCTTCAACGCCAGGATGCTGTCCAGTATCGAGTTCTATTTGATGCTGAGTTCACTGGAACGACCCTTGATGTATCGGCGATAGCTTTGGCGGCTGGCGCGGCTGGCAATGCTGTGATCAACACTCCGCTGATCTTGGTGTCCCCGATCGCGGGGGTTCAGTCGACTGCGGTAGTTTCAGCCGCTCTTGACGGCGGTCTCGACGTTGAGCGGGACGATCAGCTGTTGAACCGTCTTCTGAAGCGGATCAGGCAACCGCCTCACGGCGGCGCGGCATCGGATTACGAGCTATGGGCCCTTGAGGTTCCTGGTGTAACCAGGGTCTGGGTTTATCCGCTGCAAATGGGTGCCGGAACTGTAACGGTTCTTTTCGTCTGTGACGGCGAGGCGGACATCATCCCAACGCCGGCAAAGGTGGCCGAAGTGCAGGCCTACATCGACGCACGGCGGCCCGTCACTGCGGACGTGTTCGTCGCTGCGCCGATTTCCGATCCATTGAACATGGCCGTCAAGCTTTCGCCAAACACGCCGGCGGTTCGAGCTGCTGTGACGGCTGAGGTTTCCGACCTCATTGTCCGGGACTCTAAACCAGGTGAAGTCATTCTGATCAGTCGGTTGCGTGAGGCCGTTTCCATCGCAGCAGGGGAGTCTGACAACGCGATTACCTCGCCGACTGCTGACGTGGCGCATGCCACCGGCCATATGGCCGTTCCTGGAACAATCACCTTCTCCAGCTTCTAGGAGGCGTAATGCCGACAGCTGCCGATTACTTGGAGCAGCTGAAAACGCTGCTGCCACCAGGACAGGCATTCCCGAGGGACGCCGGTACCACTCTGCACACGCTCCTTGACGGGATGTCGATTGAGCTTGCTCGCGCAGACTCCCGCGGGGAAGCGTTGCCCTTGGAGGCAAACCCGGGCACGACGAACGAATTACTCGGGGATTGGGAGCGGATAGCAGGCCTGCCAGACAAATGCGCTGGCGTGCTCGAGGAGACGCTGCAGGGCCGACGGAACGCGCTGGTTTCGAAGCTAGCAAGCACGGGCGGCCAATCTGAAGCGTATTTCATCGGTGTCGCCGCAGCTCTCGGATATCAAGTCACTGTCGAGGAATTCCGTCCATTTCGGGCGGGCCTGTCGGTGGCAGGCGACCCGATCTCAAACGGTGCGTGGGTCTTCACCTGGCGCCTGCGCGCGCCCTCGGTGACGATTATCCCTTTCAGGGCTGGGCAGTCTGCCGCGGGTGAGCCACTGCGCGCATGGGGAAACGACACGCTTGAATGCAAGCTTAAGCAGCTCGCGCCCGCCCATACCATTCTGCTTTTCGCATACGGAGATTAAACATGCATCGCATCGACGGCCCAGGCGCCACGGTAGACAACAAATTCACAGAGGGCGACCCGGTTTCGGCGGTACCAGCTACAGAGGTTACCGGCGACTGGCTGAATGCCGTTCAGGAGGAAATCGCAGCCGTTATTGTTAGCGCCGGTTTGACTCTGAACAAAGCCAACAATGCGCAGCTGCTCGCTGCCATCACCCAGAAAATCACTGCCGCGATTCCTGCTTCTCCTCCAGACGCATCTACGACTGTGAAGGGTCTAATTGAGCTGGCGACGGACCCAGAGGTCCAGGCTGGTGCAGACACCCTGCGCGCCATCACACCCGCTAGCCTGAAGGCGGCCTATGGCCTGGGCGACTCCACCCTGGTTACGGATCTGAACAACGCTGGTCAGGGCTATTTTTATGCGGGTCCTGGCGCGGCCAACAGCCCTGGTAGCGGTATCGTCTTGGGTGAAACAAGGGGCGCCAGCGGCACTGCTGCCAAATCGCAAATCTGCATCGATGTTTCGACAAAGATTATTTACAAGCGGACCTTCAGTGCTTCGTGGTCACCATGGACATCCTTAATTGATGCGGACACTGCGGCGGCAACGTATCAAAGAAAGTTTTCTATTCATGCCAGGGACGAAAAGCCATCTGGAACAGGCGGCGGTAACAGCGTAGCGGGTGATCAAACCAGGATTCTGAATACGGTTGTAACTAACACTATTGTCGGTGCTTCTTTGGCAAGCAACCAAATTACCTTGCCGGCAGGCACGTACCGTGTTCAGGCACGGTCGCCATATTTTGGCGGGGACAGGCACCGTGCATTTGTTTACAACGTTACTTCAGGCGCTGTCGCTGCGCTAGGTTCTTGCGAAAACGCTGGTGCGGCATTCACCACTCAAAGCCTGGTGGCTGGAACCGTTACAATTGCGACCACATCGGTATTTGAGCTTCGGCATTACATGCAGACAGTCACCACCAACGGCCTTGGTGATATTTCGGCTGATGGTCGCGCCGAGGTGTATGCCGAACTAATTTTTGAGCAGGTATAAGATATGATCTACGTTATCGTTGATTCGGATGGAGTCATTGTTTCCTCGCACAATGATGAAACGATTACCGAGCTTCCAGAAGGGGCAATTGAGATACAGGAAGCTCAATGGGGGGATCGACTCGAATATCGATATCTGTCCGGCCAGCGATTAAAAATCGAAAAGGCCCAGGAGGAGCAGCAATGAGTAAGATCGTATTCTTCGGCGATAGCGTAACGGCAGGCCTGCAGGTCGGGCTAACAAGCCGGTGGGCCCAAAGAATCGCCTTGTTCTGTGGCTATGTGGCCACAGATATCATCAACGCTGGTATACCCGGGGATACCACGGATGACATGCTGGCGCGTATCCAGGCCGATGTCTTGGATAAGGACCCCTCTGTGTGCGTTCTTATGCTTACAGTCAACGACAAGACGAACAACTTCACACTTGCAAAACATGAGACAAATGTTCGGAGTATTATCGGACAGCTAAAATCGGCAGGGATTAAAGTTGTAGTTATTTCTCCGCCGGTTTATCGATCCGGCCTAGCAAGCTGGGTTTCGTGGGTAGAAAAAGGAGAGCAGGTTGCGGGGCAACTGAATTGCCCTTTTATCGATGTTTGGCGTGACTATGCGAACTATTACCTTGCAAATCAGACTTTCAATGACTGGTATGTAGACTATATCCACCAGACCTTGACAGGCAATGATCGGATTTTTCAGATACTGTCCAGGCCGTTGCATAGCGGGCATTTTGTAGTTGGCTCCAGTGCATCCGAACCTGTTCAGTCCGGATGCAGTGAAAGAACTTTGGCGCTCGCTGATTTGATAGAGAATGGTGCAACTGTTGAGCGACTCAGCCGAGTTATCAATTCGATAGCTTGATCACCACGTCGATTCTTGGAGTCGCTCTAGATAAATCCAATGTTCCCAATCGCTTTGCGTGTCTGGATCTCTATAGCGCTTCCCGCATCTTGTCAGATCGACCGAAGTTTTCTTTTCCCGCTGGGTTTGTTCGAAGCTAGGCCTGAACACCTCCTCATCATCAGTGGTTGAGAAAAAATTTTTCAGCCAAGCGAGCATACCAATTCCCTTCCTTTGAATTCTTTGAAGGCAAGATTCTATCAATTTCCTGTGATTCATAAAGGCGCGCTGAGCCCATGGGCGATGAACAGCGCAGAAAATAGCCGCCGGCATCGTGCTGGCGGTTTTTTATGCCTGGAGAAAAGTTATGACTGCATCTGATAAGGACCGCGACATCCTGGCTCGCACGCTGTGGGGCGAAGCCCGCGGCGAAAGTTTTGCCGGCCAGGTGGCCGTGGCCTGCGTGATCCGCAACCGTGTGAACGACGGCAGGGACCGATCTTGGTGGGGAGAAGGCTATGCCGACGTCTGCCTGAAGCCGTACCAGTTCAGCTGCTGGAACAAGAACGACCCGAACTATCCCTACCTGAGCGGCGCCAAGAAGATTCCGCCGGCGCAGTTCGCCCAGGCGCAGCGTGCGGCGGATCTAGTTATCTCCGGCGCCGAGGCTGACATCACCAACGGCGCGACCCACTACTACGCGACCACGATGCCGAAGCCGCCGGCCTGGATCAAAGACGCGACCCAGACTTTCCGCCTGGGCAACCACATCTTCTTCAAGGACGTGCCATGAATCCCGCCAGCCTGAAGCTGCTGATCGCCGGTGTGGCCGTGGCGTTGATCATGGTGATCAGCGCGACATGGAAAGTGCAGGATTGGCGGTATAGCGGCCGACTGGCCGAGCAGACCAACTCGCATCTATCCGACCTCGCCAAGATCGGCAGCGCCGCCGCAGACCAAGTTCAAGCAGAGCAGGCCAAGCGCCTGGCCCTGGAGCAACAGCTGACCGCCAATGACCGAACCCACCACCAGGAGTTGAGCGATGCTCAAACGAACCAGGCTCGCCTACGTGATCGCCTTGCCACTGCTGATGTCCGGCTGTCAGTCCTCCTTGCCGAGGATCCAGCCAGTTGCAGCGCAGTGTCTCCCACCGCCGGCGCCGGCGGCGTGGTTCATGGAAGAGCAAGAGCCCAACTTGACCCAGCGCATGCTCAAAGAATTATCGCCATCACCGACGCCGGCGACCGGGGGTTGATCGCACTGCGTGCGTGCCAGGCCTACGCTAAAGAAGTGAGTCGGCGATAGGCCTGATCAGCTCCGGGCCCTGGTTGCGAACATTGCCAATGGCGCGGTCCACCTTGAACCACTCGAAGGCCTCGGCGGGTTCGCCCTGGTGCAAAGCTATTTGCTCAGCGCGTTCCTTCGGCGTGGCCGGATCCAGCCATTCCCGGGCAAGCTCTGGCGTCAGCACAACGGGCCGGCGGTCGTGTATGTCGACCATGCCGCCCGCGCTGTCGGCGGTGATGATGACGAAACCGTCGTGCTCACCCGACTCACGCCCGCCGGTGGGGAATTGGCCGATAGCCGCGCAGAGGACTGGCGCCTGGTCCCGCCGGCGGATCAGATAGGGCTGTTTTTTCGGCCCGCCCTCGTCGACCCACTCAAACCAGTTGTTGATCGGCGTGATGGCGCGGTTCGGCCAGATCGCCCGGTAGAACGGCCCGTGGGCGACTTTCTCAACCCGGGCGTTGATAGGTGCAGCGCGATCCTTTGCCCAATGCGGTCGCCAGCCCCACCGCACCAGGTCAGCATGCAGCGTGTCGTCTTCCTGATGGAACAGGGCGAGCTGGTGCGACGGCGCGCCGTTGTACCGCTCCAAGGGCTGGGAGCCCACGGTGCTGACCAGGGCATTGGGCATGCTCAACACAGCCACGAAGTCGTGAATACCGGTGTACTGCGAGAGTCGTCCGCACATATAAACCCCTCAGGTAATCAGATTCACTCATTGCCCGAGTATCACATCAGGCAGGCTGTCGCCCTCATATACCTTGAGCCGGTGGTATAGCTCGGCAATCAAGGCGCTCTGGCCTGCTATCTTCGACCTCGCCGCGTTCGTTAAGGTCGTGTGCTCCAGATAATGGTCGCTCAGAGTCTTCTTAACCACCCTCAACTCAGCTCTAAGCTTTGCGCATTCCTTGGCTTCAGCGGCGTGCATTTCGATCAAGCCGAAGATGTCCTGGCGCGCTTTGCGCAACTGGGTCGTGAGCTCCTGAACTTCGTTCTCAAGCATGAGGCAAGAGTGCTTATACATTTCCAAGGGTGTAGGGGTGCCCAGCCAGTCGCTGGTGTCTTCGATTTCATACGGGTCCATGACCATGCCTTGCTTGATACTGTTTTTATATACAGTAATTCAGGCGATGTGGTCCCGGCGAGGGCGAGGCGACGAGCAGCGTTATTTCATTCCGGAGCCATCAGCACCGCAAGCGTCAGCTTGATGAACTCCTCGTTCTTGTCGATGGTGTCCAAGGCGCCGCGTACGTTGTCGGCAACCTCGGCCGAGCCGTGCGCTTCGACCCAGTTGGAAAGCTCCATGATGGCCGCCTCGAGCGCGAGCTGATTTTCGTTGATTTTGAAGAGCAGTGAAGGGAGCAGATCGGAGTTTGGCATTCGATACTTCCTGGCGGACTGCGGCGAAAAAATAAAGCTGGCGCAGATGAATGGCCGCGCCAGTCCGCAGTAACCCTATTTTCCTTTCGGAGGTGCGTTTCCACGACCACCGCCGGAAGGTTTGCCCGTAGTGCTGGGAAGGTTTGCTACCGGAGGCGCTTTCGAGCCGCCAGACTTGCCGGACGGCGTAGGGCCGCCTTTACCACCGCTAGATTTCGACATGGCTATCTCCTTGTCACGCATGGGGGTATATCACCACATCCAAGATAGCTGTTTTTGACGTTGAGGAAGGGTCGAGGTCGGCAGGACGCCGCCGATGGCTTGCGCAAAACCTCCTCTGGAGGCCGCGTATTTTCGTTTGCGTAAGCACGAAAAAATGGGTATTTTGCTGGCCCGGAAAAGGGTGTTTTTGCTTTGAAAACAACTGCTTGGGTTGCTTAGGGCTCAAGCATGGGGTGCTAGGGGTCGAGTGTTCGAATCACTCCGTCCCGACCATATTTTTCAATGACTTAGCCCAATCTGAAAAGGTTGGGCTTTTTCATGCCCGCAAGAAAGCGCTGCCGTTGAAGGGGCCCCAAAGGGATCAATGCAGTGCCCAGGACCTCGGCACCGGAACATGATCAAACTTCGAAATAGTCTTGATCCAGTAACGGCGATAGTCGGTCTGATCGGGTGCCAGCGGTTTTTGGGTTGACCATAGATGCCCAGACTTCAGGCTGGCGCGATAGGCTTCCCATTCTTTCTGCTCGGCGACTTCCTTGGCTTTGTGTCGGTCGTCGAACCAGCCGAGGACGTAGGGTTCGCTTTGGTCTGTGCTGTGTGCTATCAGCAAATAAATTTCTGTCAT